TTTGTCACATCTTAAGGAAGCATAATGGCTCTTACATTTCTTACATTGACTAATGATGTTATTACTCGTATGAATGAAGTAGTGCTTACTTCTGCTAACTTTGCAGATTCCAGAGGTGTGCAGACCCAATGTAAGAATGCTGTTAATGAGTCTATACGTTACATTAATCAAAAAGAGTTTACGTATCCTTTTAACCACGCCACTAATGCTTCTACTTTAGTTCCCGGCGTATCAAGGTATAGCCTACCAGCCAGCGCCAAACACGTAGATTACAATACAGCAAGAATTAAAAGAAGCACCACGCTTAATGCCGCTGGTAGCAACTTAGCTAATCTTGATTACAACGAATACATTAGTAAAGAGTTTGTTAATCAAGAAGATGATGTTATAACTACAACACTAAATGGCTCTCATTCAAGCTCTGTAACTACACTTACGCTTACTTCCTCTACAGACTTCTCAGCGACAGGTACTGTATACATTGGTGGTGAGCAAGTTAGCTATACAGCAATATCAGGTAACGACCTCACAGGCTGCACCAGAGGCGCTAACAGCACCACTGCAGCAACTCACAGTAGCGGCGTAACTGTTACACAGTTTACCAATGGAGGTGTACCTCAGTTCATTGTACGCACACTAGATAATAATTACCTACTATACCCTTTCCCTGACAAAGAGTATACTTTAGCGTTTGACTTCTTTACATTCCCTGATGATCTTTCTGCACATGGCGATACTACCACTATTCCTGACAGGTTTAAGCCTATTATTGCAGACGGTGCAGCAGCCTTTGTTTATCAATATAGAGGCGAGACAGCCCAATATCAATTAAACTTTCAACGGTTTGAGCAGGGCATTAAAAACATGCAAAGCTTGCTTATTAATAAGTTTGAGTATGTCCGTTCTACTGTAATACATAGACCTAAAGGGTTTAATGTAGGGATATTGTTTTAATGCCTGATAATTCTCAAGTACAACCAGTAGCATTTAACTGTGAGGGAGGTTTAGTTTTAAACCGTTCTACTTTTCTTATGCAACCGGGAGAGGCATTAGAACTAGAAAACTTTGAGCCAGACATTGAGGGTGGCTACAGAAGAATAGATGGTTACAGTAAATTTATAAATCACGTAGTTCCTTTTACATCAACCAGCTCTGAAAAAGTATTAATGGTAGCTAACTTTGCAAACAAAGTAGTAGCAGCCAGAGGTGAAAAGATATTTAGTGCTGCCTCTACGGAGTTGTCTGTAAAGATACTAGCAGCTACAGGTATGACAGGCTCTGGTACTATTACAGTAGATAGCACTACAGGGTTTTCTTCTAGTGGTACACTACAAATATCCTCAGAGATATTTACCTACACAGGAGTTACAAGCACTACCTTTACAGGAGTAACACGTGCAACTTCTAGCACTACTGCAGCAGCCCACACACTTAATACTATTATTTCAGAGAACTGGACAGTAAGAGATACGGGTAGAACAAACGCAGTAAAGTATAGGTTTGAAAGATTTAACTTTGATGGCAATGATAAGATTATTGTTGTTGATGAAACAAATGCACCTACAGTTTTTAATAGTGCTATTGCTGCTACAGACATCTCTTCTTCTAATGTTGGTTCAGGTGAAACTACATCACTAGGTGCTGATATTGCTGCTGATGCAACACTATCAGGTTCAGGTACAATTACAGTAAAAAGCACTGCAGGATTTATTGATCCTAGTTCTGGTACTCAATCAGTATTAATCAATAGCGAAATATTTACATATACAGGAGTTACTGCTACTACTTTTACAGGAGTGACTAGGGCTGCTAGTGGAACTACTGCGGCTGAACATAAAATTGGTGCTACCGTTGCTGATTTATTTCCTCCTACAGTTACGGGTGCTAAGTTTGTTGCTTCTTTTAAAGAACATATGTTTTATGCAGGAATGTCAGGTACACCACAAGAAGTTATTTTTAGTTTACCTTTTGACGAAGATAACTTTTCTGTAGCACTTGGAGCAGGTAGCATCCGAGTTGACGATGACATTACAGGTTTAAAGGTTTTTCGTGATAGTTTATTTATTTTTTGTTCTAATAGAATTTTTAAATTAACAGGCAATAGTCAGGCTGATTTTTCTATGACTGCTGTTACTAGGAACATTGGTTGTGTTAATGGTGACACTATTCAAGAATTTGGTGGTGACTTACTATTTCTTGGGCCTGATGGTCTTCGTACTGTTGCTGCTACTGCAAGAATTGGTGACACTGAACTTGGTACTATTAGTAAGAACGTACAGTCAGTATTTGATTTAAATATAAGAGACTCAACATTTTTTGAAAGTGTTGTTATACAAGATAAGACACAGTATAGATTATTTTTTACTAAAGCAAATCAAGCAGAAAATATTACAAGGGGTATTATCTGTGTAATGAAAGCTGACAAGTATGAGTTTTCAGAGATACGTGGGATTAAACCTTCAGCTACGGATAGCTTTGTTGAAGAAGGTAATGTTATAGTATTACATGGTGACTTTAGCGGTTTTGTACATAGGCAAGAAAAAGGTAATACTTTTGATGGTACACCAGTACTAGGTAGATACAGAAGTGCCGACATGGGTTTTGGAGACACAGGTATCCGAAAGCATATGCAAAGAGTTATTGTTAATTTTAAACCTGAGTCTACTATTAGTGCAGATTTGTTTATTAGATATGATAACGAAGACGCTAACTCTACTAGACCTGATGCGTACCCCTTTGATTCTACTCAGACATTCTCTCAGTTTGGTTCTGCTTTATTTAGTTCATTAGATGGTAGTGCTAGGTTTGTATTTGGTGGGCCATCACAACCATTAGTAAGACAAGCGGTAGAAGGTTCAGGGTTTTCTGTTGCATTAAAAGTAAATGACAACTTAACAACAGCCCCTTATTCGCTTAAAGGGTTTCAGCTAGAATATCAATTAGGAGCAAGACGTTAAATGGGTGCTACATACACAAGACAATCATCATTTACTGATGGCGATACCATTACCGCTGACCTCTTTAACAACGAGTACGATCAGCTTTTAGCTGCTTTTGCTACTACAGGTCACACACACGATGGTACTGCTGCAGAAGGTGGGGCTATTACTAAACTGCTAGGCACTGCTATTACTATTGGTACTAATGGTGCTGACGTAGCTGTTACCTTTGATGGTGGAAGTAATGACGGTTTGCTTACTTGGATGGAGGATGAAGACTATTTTCAGTTCTCTGATGATTTACTTCTTACTACGACAGAAAAAGTACAGTTCCGTGATACTGCCATTTATATTAATTCTAGTGCTGACGGTCAGCTTGATATTGTAGCAGACACAGAGATACAGATTGCAGCTACTACTATTGACATGAATGGTGCTGTAGACATCTCAGGTAATTTAGGTGTTGGTGGTAATCTTACAGTAACAGGTACTACAACGTTTAACGGTGGTACTCTTACTCTTGGTGATGCAGCCTCTGATAACGTTGTGTTTGGTGCTGATGTAAACTCTAGCATTATTCCTAACACAGATAGTACATTTGATTTAGGTTCGTCTGGTCAAGAGTGGCGTGATTTGTTTGTTGATGGTACAGCTTATTTAGATGCTATTAATTTTAACGGTACAGCTATCTCATCTACGGCTGCAGAGCTAAACATTTTAGATGGTGTAACTTCAACTGCAGCAGAACTAAACGCATTGGATGGCATTACTGCAGTAGTGGGTGAACTAAATGCTTTAGACATTGGTAGTACTGCAGTGGGTACAGCCGTAGCATCTAAAGCTGTTATATTAGATTCAAACAAAGACTACACAGGTATTCGTAATCTTACACTTACTGGTGATTTAACTATTCCTGATGATGGATTATTTGCAGCTACTAACACTGCAGGTAACATTCTTGTAGCAGATGGAACAAACTTTAATTCTATTGCTGTAAGTAGTTTATCAGAGATTAGCACTGTTGCTAGTGGTGACATCTTTTTAGCTATAGATGCTTCTGGTGGAGGTCTTAAAAAGATTACTAGAAGTGCTGTTGTCTCAGGGCTTGCTACCTCTAGTGCTATTTCTAATCTTGTAGAAGATACCTCTCCACAACTAGGCGGCAACTTAGATACTAATTCACAAAACATCTTGATTGATGACGCACACTTTAT